GAGCAGGAGGTTCCACTGGTGGATCTGGAACGGCTGGCACAAGAGCTACCAATGCTGCTGGTAATGGTGGAGCAGGTGGTAATGGAAGTGGAAACGCAAGCTCTCCAGGTGGAGGTGGCGGTGGAGGTGGCGGAACAAATACAAACAGTCGTGGTGGCGGTGGAGCAGGTGGAAATCCTGGAGGTGGTGGAGGTGGTTATGGAAACCAAGGAGATCCTAGTGCAGGAGTCCCTGGCTCAAACGCAAGCTCACCTGGAGCTGGTGGCGGTGGCGGTGGAGGAAGATGGGGAGGTGGAGGTGCAACAGGGTATGCAGGTGGAAATGGATCAGCAGGAACAGTCACAATCACCTACTAATATAAAACTATACGCAGTTATTGAAAATAACTTAGTAGTGGATGGGTGGCTTGCACATAGTTTAGAAGAGGCCTGTAGAGATAATCCAGGAAAAGGCATTGTTCAGTTGAATGATAGCAATAGTCCACAATATATAAATAGTAGGTATTCAGGAAATAAAAACGATATAGTTTACATCAAAAGCATTATCTGATACTATATATGTATGTCAAATAACATAATAAGGTTTAAAGCAACTTCTCAACATGTATTGGAAGTTAGATCAAAACCAATTCCAGCAGCATCTTTTGTTCCAGAATGGTGGAAAAATATGCCTATTTATACAGAGAACAGAACATCCTTTGCATTAGATCCATATCCATCAGTAACAACAAAAAGATGTTTTCCAATGTTAGACGCAATATCATCTGGTTATATGGTTACACTTTGGTCAGACGTATTAGTTTCAGAAAATAAAAATATTAATGATAAAGCTAGAATACAGTGGACCACAAAAGAACCAGTTGCAGATGCTTGGTCAGAAATACATACTGAAGGATTTGAATACCCAGATGATTGTTCAAAAATTGTTTTTAAATATATGCATGGGTGGATTATTGAAACACCTCCAGGATGGTCCTGTTTGATTACTCACCCAATAGGATACAATAATTTACCTATAAGAACTTTAACTGGAGTGGTTGATACAGATGTGCTAAAAACTGCAGCAAATTCTCCTTTCATGATTAAATCTGGATTTGAGGGTATAATTGAAAAAGGAACTCCAATGTTTCAAATTATTCCATTTAAAAGGTCTGACTGGAAAGCTGAATATGAATTACAAAAAGAAAATGAAAATTTTTTAAATACAGAAAAGCTTAAAACTAAAATAGTATCATCATATGGAAGATATATAAGAAAGCCAAAAAAATATTTATGAAAACTAACATTATCACATTTACAAATGTTTTAGGCATAAATGATATTTATTCTCCAGAACCATCTAGTAGTTTAATTCCAGACTGGTATAAAGATATTAGCTCTTATAAAAATAATATTAAGGGGGTAGATGAAGATTCATTAACAACAGGAACAATAAAAAAATGTATGCCAGTTTTTGATTCGATCTCCATGGGGTATATTCTTAAATTGCCTGCAGATTTATTTATAAGCAAGCAAATAGATAAAGACGGCACATCTAGAACCTTGTATCAGTGGCCATCTTTAGATCTTGTAAAATTTCATTCAGTTGATCAGGCATATAATCACCCATTTAGGGATAATATAAAAGACTGGTATCCAAAAATTATGAATCCTTGGTCTATAAAAACAGAGGCTGGATATTCATGCCTGTTTATTTCTCCAATGCATAGAAAATTAGACATATTGATATTTCCAGGAGTTGTCGATACAGATACTTATACGGCCCCAGTTAATTTTCCTTTTGTTTTAAACGATCCAAATTTCTCTGGATTAATTCCAGCTGGCACACCAATAGCTCAAGTTATTCCTTTTAAGCGTGAAACTCACATAATGAAAATAGGTTCCGATAAAGAAATATTAGATCAAGAAAGAGTAACGTCTTTAAAAAATACTAGATTTTTTGACTCATATAAAACTTTTTTTAGATCAAAAAAAGAATATAAGTAATGATATAATATATACAAGTCAAGGAGGCAAGTATGGCACATTGGGCCGAAATAGATGACAATAATATTGTTGTAAGAGTTTTAGTTGGAGACAACAACGATCCAGCAGGTGACGAAGGATATCAATGGTTAGTTGATAATCTAGGCGGTACCTGGGTTAAGACTTCTTACAATGCAATTGGTGGAAAAAGAAGAAATCCAGAAACTGGAGAAATTACAGATGAGCCAGGGTTTAGAAAAAACTTTGCAGGAATAGGATTTACTTGGGATGAACAAAAAAATGCATTTATTCCTCCAAAAACTTTAGAATCCTGGATTCTTGATGAAGAAACATGTCTTTGGAAAGCCCCAATAGCGTATCCATCGTCTGGAACATATCTTTGGAATGAAAGCTTGCAAAATTGGGAAGAATTGATTACTGAGTAGTTGTTTGCTTTAAAAAAAATAACCCCCAGATATTTTGTCTGGGGGTATTTTTATGTCCTAATATTATTCAGGAAATCTATTTAGCCATTTGTAATGAGCACCTTTGTTATAAGATGACCATGAACTCCAATCAATACCGCCTTTTGTCATGTGATAGACAATTTCAGCGTTCTTGACAGGGCTAAATAGCTCAGCATTAAGATCTAACTCAAACTTATCTCGTCTGTCTGGACCTAGTGTGCCAAGCATATTAATCTGAAAGATTCCAAATGAGGAGTCTCCAGTTTTGGTGTTTCCATTAAAAGCAAATGGACGACCATTGGATTCAGCCTTTGCAACTGCCCAAGCAGTCCTTAGACCTTTTCCTTTGAACCCTACCGCCTTAAGTAATTCAACCAACTGGCTGTCAGTTAAACTTGTCGCATTTTCATACTTAGTAAGCATTTTGTTATTTTTCTCTTCAGAAAGCACAAAAGCCACCTCTAGGGTGGCAGGCGTAATCGCTTCCTGTTTTGATAAATTGTTTTTAGTAGCATGAGCAGGTACGGCCCCCAAAATAGAGACCAATACGAACGCAGTACTAAGCACCCCTACTAGCATTTTATCTTTTGTCAAGTTTTTCCTCCTATAAACAAAATGACACCATAACGGTGTCATACACCTTAGTATAACACAAATCTACTCATTAGTACAAGTCATAAAGTGATATAATATGAAGTGGATTATTATATTTTCATTTAGGAGAAATATGGCAACTTATAGAGGGCAAGGCTCAGATAACTATTCTATTGGAGCAACGCCTCCATATGTATCTTGGACAGTTGTTCGTGGTGATACCGCTTCATTTCGTGTTTATGTAACAGATGATGCCAAGGAGCCATTGACAATTGCTGACTGGACAATTCAGATGCAGGTTAAAAGACCTACACCTCCAGTTACAGCAGGAGCCATGACAGATAATGCAACATTAATTTTAAATCTTACTCCAGAGGCTGATGCAGATGATGGTCCAGGAGAATTTACGGTATCCTTAACAGCAGAACAATCAAACCTTCTTCAAACAAATGATATTTTTGATATTGAATTATCTCTTCCACAAAATGAGATTGTTTGGACAGTAGCGCAGGGTAAAATGATTATCCTTGAGGATGTAACAGCCTAATGGTAGCAAGAGCAGTAATATCAGATAAGAAAAAGATAAATACTGTTCTGATTGAAAATGAAGGATTTTATAGATCTACCGTTTTGGAATCAAGGGGTACAGTATTAATAAATGAAGTACTTCCTTTTAGAGTTAGATTTACAGATATAAAAATTCCAGGGTATGGACCAAACAATGTTCCTGGTATTGGCTTACAAATTATTGAATATTCTAACTATATTCTGTAAGAAAAATATGTTATAATTTAGGCATGGCTAGAACTACTCTCCCCCTCGTCAAGACCAAATTTCAAACTGGTGATAGACCAACTCAAGAAGATTATGAAGATCTAATTGATACCGTTGCAGCTCAATCAACAGACCTTGGAACTTTTGGCAACAATGAAAATACAATCAATGGCATTGAAAATGCAACAGTGGTTGATAATTTTGATGCAACTACATGGAGAATGGTTAAGTACATTATCTCAATTGCAAAAACAACAAATGGAGATAATAAGTTCTACGCAACAGAGTTAACTATATTAATTGACGGTACAAATGTAAACGTCTCTGAATATGGAACAATAGACAATGATGGGAATATTGGCACCGTTAGCGTCTCTAAGGTGGGGTCTACAGTAAATCTAACTGTAACTCCAGCAGTGGGTATTACGCCTATCACAGTTCGTTTTGCACGAATTGGATTAAAGGCTTAACACAAGGAGATAAAAAATGGCAACAGTCAACAAAGACTTTAAAGTAAAAAATGGTCTCATCGTTGAAGGTACAACATGTATTGAGCAAGAAGCAGGATGACCAAGACTACATTGTTAGTCTTATTGGTGGAACTGCAACATCTGCAAATACAGCAAACACAGTTGTAAAACGTGATGCAAATGGTAATTTTGCTGCTGGAACAATTACAGCAGATATCACAGGTACAGTTTCAAGCCTTTCAAATCATGACACTGATGATCTAGCTGAAGGTACTACTAACAAATACTTCTCAGACACTCTTGCTCGTGGTGCATTCACAGGCGGTACTGGAATTGATTATGATTCACTAACTGGTACATTTGATATTGATAGCACAGTGGTAACAGATTCTGGATCACAGGTACTAACAAATAAGTCAATTAGTGGAGCAAGCAACACTCTTACAAATATTCCAAATGCTGCTCTTGATAATGATTCAATTACAGTTAATGGATATTCAACAGCACTTGGCTCATCTGTAACACTTAATACAGATGATGTTTCAGATGCTATCTCTACTAACAAGTACTTCTCAGACACCCTTGCTCGTGGAGCAGTTTCTGGTGGAGATGGTATTAACTATAACTCATCCACTGGTGAATTTTCAGCACACCTTGGAAGTGGTCTTGAGATTTCTGGCGGTGCGATAAGAATTGATGATTCTATAGTTGCAACAGAAACAAATCTTACAGACGCAATTTCTGCACACAACGCATCATCTGGTGTTCACGGAGTTACTGGCAATGTTGTTGGTACAACAGACACACAGACAATTTCCAACAAGACACTTGGTTCAAACCTAGACGCTGGAACATATAAGATTACAAACCTTGGAACACCAGAAAACTCTACAGATGCTGCTACAAAGGCATATGTTGATGCAGTTTCTGAAGGGCTTCACGTTCACGAAGCAGCACGAGTTGCAATAGAAGGAAATATCTCAATTGCAACAGGACTTGAAAACGGAGACAGTGCGGGTGGAGTAACACTTGCAACTGGTGACCGTGTTCTTGTTAAGGATCAAACAAATGCTGCAGAAAATGGTATTTATGTTGTTCAGGCTTCAGGTCAAGCACTTCGTGCAACAGATTTTGATACAGCAACAGAAGTAGACAGCGGAGACTTTATATTCGTAACTGCTGGTACTTATGCAAATACAGGCTGGGTACAAACACTCAAGCCAGCAACAATTGGAACAGACCCACTATCTTTCACACAGTTCTCTGGTGCAGGTACATTTACTGCTGGCAACGGATTGCTTCTTGACGGAACAGTATTTGAAATTGATGACACAATTACAGCAACTAGAACATATGTTGACACAGAGCTAGACGCACACATTGATCTTACATCAGCAGTTCACGGTGTAACTGGTTCTGTAGTTGGAACATCTGATGGTCAAACTCTTACAAACAAGACTCTTGGTTCTGGAACAGTATTAAGTGCAAACATTGATGCTGCTAACACATATACAATTGCAAATCTTGAAGAGCCAGTTAATAATCAAGATGCAGCTACAAAGTTCTATGTTGATGGAGAAGTTTCCAACGTTTCTGGAGACCTTACAACACACGAAACAGCAACAACTGGTATACACGGAGTAACAGGAACAATCGTAGGAACATCTGATTCCCAAACACTTACAAATAAGACAATTGATGGAAATAGCAATACACTTTCTAATATTGCTAATGGATCACTTGTTAATGATTCAATTACTATTAACGGTAATTCAACAGCTCTTGGTTCATCTGTAACTCTTGATACCGACGATATTTCTGAGGGTACAACAAATAAGTACTTTACAGAAAATCGTGCTAAGGATGCAGCAGGATATATTCTTGAAAATGCAACCTTGTCAAACATTCAGATTACATATGATGAGAATGCACACACTCTAGCAATTACTGCAGAAAATGGTGTAGCAGACTCTAACACTAATCAGCTTGCAGAAGGAACAGACAACACTGGCGTAGGTGGAGGAAACAATCTTTACTTTACAGCTGCTCGTGCAGTTGACGCTCTTGAAGCAGTAGTTCCCAACTTTACTGAAATTGATATTAATTCAGTTGCTACTCAGGTTGCTGCTACAGTAGCGGTGCCAACAGCAAGTACAGTAACAGCGTATCAGTTTGCACATGCAGACTATCGTTCTGCTAAGTTCTTGGTAAAAGCTGAGACAGCATCTCACACAGAGATTTCTGAAGTTCTAATCACACTAGATGCTTCAAACAACATTGCTATCACAGAATATGCAATTGTTGGAACAAACGGAAATCTAGTAAATGTTTCAGCTGATATTGATGCATCTAATGCAAGACTTCGTGTAACAACTGTAAATAACTCTACAGATGTTACTGTAGTTGGAACACTAGTTAAGTAATAATTAAGGAGTAGAGATGGCAACAGTTGACAAAGACTTTAAGGTAAAGAATGGCCTTGTTGTAACAAATGGCGGTACCTTTGGAGGAACTGTCGCTGTTGCCACCCCTACAGAAAATAATCACGCTGCTACAAAAGCATACGTTGATTCTGTAGTTGGTGGAGTTGAAGTTCCAGTTTCAGACACTCCACCAGCTAATCCTTCCAATGGAAATTTGTGGTATGACACAGTAACTGAAAGACTTCATGTTTATTATGTTAGCCAGTGGTTTGCCATGGCTACTCTTGAAGATGCAGAAACTCTTCAGGATCACATTCACGATACATCTATTGGCGGTACAGGAACAATTGTTACCACTTTTGTTAGCGGTGGATTTTATAATGATCCAGGCGAATTAGTAGATGCTGGATATTACAATACAACAACCTGGGAAGAAACCTGGGTTGGTGGAATTGCAATAGATAATTTTAATTAATAGTATAATTTAGGTTAGTTGAGGAGGAACGATGGCAACAAGAATGCAGCAACGCAGAGGTACTGCTGCTCAATGGATTTCAACTAACAATGGTGATGGGCCAATCCTTGAGGTTGGCGAAATCGGTTTTGAAACAGACACTGGCAAGTTTAAAATTGGTGACGGTGTAAATCCTTGGGTAGACCTAGATTATTTCTTAGATGAATCAGAAATAACAAGTATCACTGGAGATTATGTTTTATCTTCAACATTGGCACAAAATAATGGCGTTGCCACATTAGATAATTCAGGTAAACTAACATCTTCTCAAATTCCTACAAGTTTAGCAAGCACTACATATGTAGATAATGCTGTTTCTGGTCTTGTTGACTCTGCTCCAGGGCTATTGAACACATTAAACGAGCTTGCTGCAGCAGTTAATGACGATCCAACATTTTTTACAACGGTATCAACTAATCTGTCTAACCATGAATCAGATACTACAAGCATTCATGGAATTGCAGACACTGCAGAACTTGCTACAAAAACATTTGCAGCAGAATTGTTAACAAATGCTACAAAGACAAATATTACAATTACTGGTGATAAGAATGGTCTTACAATTACCGCAGAAAACGGTGTAGGAGATTCTACAACAGATAATTTAACAGAAGGCACAACAAATAAATATTTTACAAATCAAAGAGCTCTCGATGCAACAGCATCAGCATACGATGCATCTGGGGCAGCTTCAACAGCACAAACAAATGCTCAAAATTATGCAGATACAGCAGTCTCTAATCACAGCTCAGATACTACAAATGTCCACGGTATAACAGATACATCAGCACTTGTAACAACATCTGGAGCGCAGACATTATCAGACAAGACTTTAACATCACCAATAATTAATGGTGCAACAATTGGTGGAAACCTTGTTCCATCTGCAAATGCAACATATGATTTAGGATCATCTACTAATAAATTTAAAGACCTATATCTATCAGGAACAACTCTTTATTTAGATGCAGCCACAATCGGTCTGCATTCTGGAAATATTCAATTTAGCCACAGTGGAAATACAACAATTGTTCCAATCGGTGGCGGAGAACACACGGTAGCTACTCAGTCATATGTAGATACAGCAGTATCAAATCTAGTTGACACAGCCCCATCAACATTAAACACACTGAATGAGCTTGCTGCAGCAATAAATGATGATGCTTCATATGCATCTACAGTTACTACAGCACTTGGTTTAAAGGCACCACTAGAGTCGCCAACCTTTACTGGAACGGTAACGCTACCATCAGCAACATCTGGAGCAAACCTAGTAAATATTCCAAACTCTGCTTTAGATAATAGCTCTATAACAATCAATGGATCAGCAGTATCTCTTGGTGGTTCTACCACAATTGATGCCTTGCCATCTCAAACAAGCCAAAGTGGAAAGTATTTAACCACTGATGGATCTATAGCTTCATGGGCAACTATTGATGCTTTGCCATCACAGACAAGCAACTCAGGAAAATATTTAACTACAAATGGAACATCTGCTTCATGGGCAACTATATCTTTCCCATATGTTCCAATTCCAGTAACATCAGTATCTTCTAATATTTCTCTAACTTCAAATAATAGATACTTTGTAGATACTTCTGCTGCTAGAACTTTAACCCTACCCGCTTCTCCAACGGCAGGGGATGAAATACAAATATTTGATACCACTGGATCTGCTGCTACAAATGTAATTACAGTTGCTTCTAATAGCAATAAAATCAACGGTACAGTTCAAGATTTAGAAGTAGACATAGCCTATGATGTATTAGTTCTTGTATATACAGGGTCTGGATATGGATGGGTAGTAATATGATATTTTTAAAAAATTTGGTACAATATAAAAGAACAGGGACGGTACTATAAATGGTTCTAAAAAGATCTACTCTATCTTCTTCATCTTCTTCAGGTGCAGCAAGTAGTGACTTTATTGTTAGCACAGGCACTTCTGGAAATACTACCGTTACATTATCAAAAGAATTCCCAGTTGGCTCATACGTAGTTACATCTGCATTATCCGATACCGCATATGATATTTATTTAGTAGCTTCAGACGGCACATCTGCAGGATCTGTCAACTCAACAACTGCATCTACAACAATTGATGCATCAAAAGCATTTAATACCGTAATTATTTACGGTGCACAAAATAATGATACTTTTACCTTTACATTTAAGTACGTATTTTCTCCTAGCGCAGACAACACATCTATTGTGGCTGCAGGTCCAAGAGTTACAAGCGTAGGAACCAATGTTCTTCCAAATGTTGATAGCTCAACAACAATTACAGGTAAAAACTTTGCCTCTAATGCAACAGTAACATTCACTGGTACAGATAATGTTGTAAGAAATGCAAAATCTGTAACTAGAAATTCTTCTACATCTTTGACAGTAGTTAGACCAGATGATTTGCCTAATGCCTATCAACCATATACAATTACTGTTTTAAATCCAGGAATTTCTGCTCCAACATCTACAAACCTTCACAAGCTTGGAAGCCTATCCGCTGGATCTGTTCCAACATGGTCAACATCTGTTGGAGAGTTATCTACAATTATGACTAGGGGATCTGCGTATTCTCATTCATTAGCAGCATCAGATCCTGACACTAATGGATCGGTAACATACTCATTAGTATCTGGATCACTACCTTCTGGTTTATCGTTAAACTCATCAACAGGTGTAATATCAGGAACTTCTAGCGCTAACTTTGGAACATATAGTATTACTGTTCGTGCAACCGACGCTGGTGGAAACTATGTTGATAGAGCATTTACTCTTGCAAACTTGATAGTTTCTGATACAGATAATTTCAATCGCTCAACATCTGGAAATCTTGGAAGCACTAGCAATAATGCTTCTGTTTGGACAAACCAGCGTGGAACTTGGCAAGCAGATGGCTCAAGAGCCTACAGCAATGATTCCGCTGGAACACATGCAGTAGCAACAATTGCAGGATCAACAACAAATGTTTCAAACCTTCAAGCAGATACTCAAAATGCAGGCGGTGTTGGAGTTGCATTTTGGGTATCTGATGCAAATAATTATTATGCTGCTACAACATATTATTCTACATCTTCAGGCTCTTCAACATCATGTACTGGTGGAGGTAGTGGTTTAACAGAGGGTGGATATGCTAGTTCTTGTTGTGCTGGACAAAGTACTTCACAAAGATGGTTAGTGACTACATATTGTTGCGATGGAACACAGCTTGGACCATCTGCTAGAACAACCACTTCACCATCATCAGGAGCTATAAGCACTTGTAATAATAATTATGGAGGACATTGCGGTGATAGTGCTGATGGCCCTTATACATATTATTCTTGCACAACTACCAACGTAACAACATCGTTTACTAATTATTTATCAAACTTTAGAATTATAAATAATGGATCTGCTATTGTTAATACACAGTATAATTCAAACACTTCTGGATATCAGACTGCTGGATCAATAGCAGTATCTACATCTGGAAATACAATATCTTATTCTGTATATTCTAGTGCTAACAAGAGTGGATTACTTCATTCAGGAAGCACAACTCCTTCAAACCCAGTAAAGGGGAGAAATATTGGAATCTATAAGGGCGATGGCGGAAGCAGTCAAGGCTCTTATGTTGACAACTTTGATGTAACTTTATCATAATATTGAGGGGTATAAAATGGGAGACATATATTCAAGACCAGCAAGACCTTGGGATTTGTTTAATAAAAATATAGAAAAAGTTGGAGAGCAAATAGCAGGGGAAAGACTTGATATTTGTAAAACCTGTCCAGAACTAATAAAAGCAACAAATCAGTGCAAACAATGCGGGTGCATAATGACGCTAAAAACAAAATTACCAAACGCTTCTTGTCCGCTTGGTAAATGGGGTATAATTAGAGTAGGATTCCAAGAGGAGGAATAATGACAGAAAATCAGCTACCACCAATGAAGATAGCCTTTGTTATTGATAACAAAGTTGTTGATATCTTGCACACAGATGAAAGGCTTGCAGCTATTATGCTAAGCAATCCAATCATTCTAGATGTAACTGGAGAAAATGGTCAACACCTAGCTCAGGTTAATTATACATATAACCCAGCGGATGGCTCGTTTACATCTACAACAATTGTCGCTGACGATAGCGAATAATTTTCTTTATGCCAGTCTTGCATAATGAAAAAATTATTATAGGGTCTTGTGATAATGGATTTGTAGACGGTTCATTTTTTTCCAGTATCACAAATATATTAACAGTTAAAGATTACCCATATATACTTAATGGCAATATAAGATCAGACGGACCACTTATTCATAAAAATAGAGAAGCCGTTATAAGATATTGGCTATCAAGCACCGATGTAGATTGGCTATTATTTATAGATTCTGATATTGTTTTTACACCAGATGATGTAAATTTTTTATGTCAGTCCGCAGATTCAAAAAACAAAAAGATAGTTTCTGGACTATATTTTACTATTCAAAAAATAGAGCCATGTTTCCCTTACCCTGTTGTTTTTATAAGAACTGAAAAAGGCGAATATCTTGCATTGTCTGAGATTGAAGAAAACTCGGTATCCATGATAGATGCTGCAGGATTAGGATTTGTTTTAATCCATAGATCAGTTGTTGAAAAAATGTTAAAAAGGTACAGCCTATCTGAGATTTTTGTGTCCACTATTTTTGGAGAAGATATATCCTTTTTTGACAAGGTGCATGAAATAGGCGAAGATGTATATCTAGATACTCGTGCATCTGTAAAACATATGAAGAGATACCCAATAGACTTAGATTTTCATAAAATGTATGAGTCTTATAATCTAGAAAAAATGAAAGATAATTAATAAGAAAAATCTGATATAATACTATCAGTATCATTAGGAGGTCCCCAGTGGCAACAAGAATGCAACAGCGCAGAGGAACTGCAGCTCAGTGGATTTCAACCCACGACGGAGACGGTCCAATCCTCAACCCAGGTGAGTTGGGATTTGAAACCGATACAGGTAAATTTAAAATTGGTGATGGGGTAAATCACTGGGTAGACTTAGACTACTTCCTTGATGAATCTGAGATTAATAGTATTACAGGTGATTATGTTCTCACCTCTACCCTTGGACAAAACGGTGGCGTAGCTACCCTCGATGGTTCAGGAAAGCTAACATCTTCACAGATTCCTAATATCGATGAGATCTCTCAGGAAGCAGTAAATAACGCATTAGTTGCGGGTATAGGTTTAGATAAAACTTATAACGATAATGCCAATACAATTACTCTTGACATTGATTCAACAGTAGTAACACTAGATGGATCACAAACTTTAACAAATAAAACTATTACATCTCCTTCAGGATTAATAAAGGGTGATGTTGGTTTAGGAAATGTTGATAATACATCAGACGCAGATAAGCCAGTATCAACTGCTACTCAGTCAGCACTTGATCTTAAGGCACCACTAGCCTCTCCAACGTTCACAGGAACGGTCTCTGGCGTTACAGCCTCAATGGTTGGCCTTGGCAACGTAGATAATACTTCAGATGCTAATAAGCCAGTGTCAACAGCAACACAAACAGCTCTTGATCTAAAAGCAAATCTTGCAGCACCAACTTTTACAGGAACAACTACGACTGATGATCTTGTTGTAGATGGAGACTTTACTACTGTAAATGGAACTAACTTTGCAGCAAGTGCAACAAGCATTGTTATTGAAGATAATCTTGTTCAGATTGCTCATCAGAATCCTGCTAATACCGTTGACCTTGGACTTGTTGTTGGATACAACGACGGTACAGCAAAACATGCAGGTATTGTAAGAGATACATCGGCAAACAAGTGGAAAATTTTTAAGGGTGTAACAACAGAACCTGCTACAACAGTAGATTTTACAGAAGGCTCATTAGATGATCTAGAAGTTGCTGGTTTTACAGCATCTTCAATTACAGTAGGAGATGTTTCAAATACTGAGTTTGGTTATTTAAATGGAGTAACATCTGCTATTCAAACACAGATCGATGCAAAAGCACCACTTGCTTCCCCAACATTTACTGGCACTGTTATATTGCCAAATTCAACAGTTACAAATGATATGCTTGCAGGATCAATTGCTAACGATAAACTTTCAAATTCATCAGTAACCATAAATGGTTCATCCGTATCTCTGGGCGGTAGTGTTACTATCCAAGCAGGACCAGATGAAATAATGGTTATTATGGGTGCGTTGTAGGATTAGGAGATAATAATGGCTAAAAGAATGCAGCAGCGTAGAGGTACAGCAGCTCAATGGATTTCTCTTAATGATGGTGATGGCCCAATTCTTAATGTTGGTGAAATTGGCTTTGAAACAGATACAGGCAAGTTCAAGATTGGTGATGGACAAAATCCTTGGGTTGATCTAGATTACTTCCTTGACGAGTCAGAGATTCAAAACATTACAGGCGATTATGTTCTTACATCTACCCTTGGACAATTAAACGGAGTTGCTACGCTTGACGGATCTGGAAAACTTACATCTTCACAAATTCCAAATATTGATGAGTTGTCACAAGAAGCTGTAAATAGCGCACTTGTGGCGGGTACAGGTTTAGACAAGACATACAATGATAATGCTAATACCATAACAATTGATATTGATTCTACTGTTACAACAAACGATGGTTCACAAACACTTACTAATAAAACTATTAGTGGAACCAGCAACTCACTAAGCAATATTCCAAACAATGCTTTGGATTATGATTCTATTACTATTAATGGAGAAGTTGTAGCCCTTGGTGGTTCTACAACAATTGATGCACTTCCTTCTCAAACAGGACAAAATGGAAAATATTTAACTACTGATGGAGCAGATGCTTCTTGGTCAACAATTGACCTTAGCTCAAAGCAAGATGTAGTTGCTGGAGTTTCAGATTCAGAAATTGGATATCTTTCAAATGTAACATCAGATATTCAGTCACAGATTGATTCAAAGGCACCAATCGCCTCCCCAACGTTCACAGGAACAGTCTCTGGCGTTACAGCCTCAATGGTTGGCCTTGGCAACGTAGATAATACCTCAGATGCAAACAAGCCAGTATCAACTGCTACACAGTCAGCATTAGATGCAAGGTTAGCACTTTCTGGTGGAACCATGACAGGAGACATTACTCTTGCTGGTGCACCCACACAAGCTCTACATGCTGCAACCAAGGCATATGTCGATGGTATTGCAGAAGGCTTACACATTCATGCATCATGCGTTGCTGCCACAACTGGAAACGTTGCAATTGCAACAGAGCTAGAACCTGGAGATCTTGTTGATGGAGTAACTCTTGCAGAAGGAGATCGTGTTCTTGTAAAGAGCCAAACAAACGCAGCGCAGAATGGTATTTACGTTGTTCAGGCTTCAGGAGCAGCACTTCGTGCAGCAGACTTTAATGAGCCAATAGAAGTAGACGGTGGAGACTTTGTATTCGTAACAGGTGGAACTACACACGACAACACTGGTTGGGTTCAGACCACAACTAACATAGTGACAATTGGAACAGACCCAATTCAATTCACTCAGTTCTCAGGTGCTGGCACATACTTGGCGGGTACAGGATTACAGCTTGATGATAATGAATTTAGTATTGACACAACTACAACTGTAGATATTTCAACTGCTCAAACACTTACAAATAAAACATTAACATCTCCAAATATTAATGGAGCAACTATTGGAGGAGATTTAATTCCTTCAGCAGACTCAACATATGATCTTGGATCATCTACTAATAAATTTAAAGATCTTTATTTATCTGGAACTACACTATATCTTGATGCAGCAACAATAGAGCTACACTCTGGAAATATTGCTTTAGGTCATAGCGGAAATACTACAACTGTTCCAATTGGCGGTGGCAATCACACAGTCGCAACACTTGCTGGAGAACAGACACTAACCAATAAAACAATAGATGCAGCAAGTAATACTATTTCTAATATTCCAAACGCTGCTTTAGATAACTCAGATGTTACTATTAATGGAGAGTCTGTTTCTCTTGGTGGAACAATAACAATTCCAACAGGAGCTACAGCACAGGCAGTATCATCAAATATATCATTACAACATAATTATAATTATTTTGTAGACACATCGGCTGCTAGAACACTGACCCTATCAGCAACCCCTTCTTTAGGAGATACTATTGCTATTATAGATGCCGCTGGATCAGCAGCCACGAATAATATTACAGTATCTTCAAATGGTGGTAAAATAAACGGTACAGTACAAGATCTAGAAATAGACGTAAATAATGCTGCTGCAGTATTAGTCTATACAGGATCTAATTACGGATGGAGAGTAGGATAATGACACTAAGTTTTAGCACATTAACTGGTGGTGGCGGAGCACAGGCTGATAATAATTTTACTATTATGACAGAGGGCAACGGCTACACCCTGGTAGACCTCACATCCACATACCCAGCTGGAAAATATACAGTTGCTTCAAGACTTTCAGACATTGTTTATGATATTTATTTAATTGCAGAAGATGGCTCAAATGCAGGGTATCTAGCAGCAAGTTCATATATCCAATTAAACATTACAGCAACAAAGGCATTCAATAAGGTTGTTGTATATGGTGCAACAAACAACGATGTTATTAATTTTACATACTCAAATATTTATTCTGCAACAGGTCCATCAACTGGAGAATTTACTGGCGCAGCACCAAGATTAATTTCAATTTCAACATCAGATCTTCCAAATCAAAACAATACAACCACAATAACTGGTCAAAACTTTGCTACTGATGTAGCCGTTACATTTACGGGTACAGATAACGTTGCAAGAAATGCTAAATCAATTTCTAGAACAAACTCAACATCTATTGTTGTAACACGTCCAGATGATATGCCAACAACATATTCTCCATATACCCTTACAGCTACAAATCCTGGAATTGTTGCTCCTGCATCAACAAATACTCATAAGCTTACAAATGCAATTACCGCTGGAAATGCTCCAGTTTGGGTAACTTCAGCAACTTTACCAGCATATAGAAAAGATGCAGCATACTCTCAAACAATTCAGGCAACAGATGCAGATGGCGGATCATCTATAATTTATTCTATAGTTTCTGGATCATTGCCAACTGGAATTACTTTTAATACATCAACAGCAACATTTAGCGGAACACCTACAACTAATGCTGCAAGTCCATATACTTATACAATTCGTGCAACTGATGCTGGTGCCAACTATGTTGATAGAGCGTTTACAGTACAACAGTTAGCACCAGATGCAGTTACTATTGGTACAGCAACCGATGTTGGAACTAGCAGAGCATTTAATGATGGAGCATCTGTAGTTACCTTTACCCCAGCAGCAACTGGCCCTGCAGCAACTTCATATACCGTTACATCCTCTCCAGGAGGGTATACTGCTACTGGCGCTTCTAGCCCAATTACTGTAACTGGATTACAGTCAAATACATCTTATACATTTACTGTTGTATCAAATAATGCATCTGGACCAAGCTTAACTTCATCTGCCACAGCGTCTATGACTGCAACTACTGTTCCACAAGCACCGACAATTGGAACAGCCACAGGATCTGGAACAACAGCATCAGTGCCATTTACAGCAAATGCAACTGGTGGTAAAGCAATTACTAACTTTGATGTTACATCAAGTCCACTCGGATATAATTACACTGGTGCATCATCTCCAATTTCTGCTACTTCTTTAGCATATGGAAATACCTATACTTTCCAAGCTAGAGCATATAACGCAAATGGATGGTCTCAATATTCATCTTCTTCTAATGGAGTTGCTGTTGCTTATCCTTCATCAGATTCAGATAACTTTAATAGAACAACATCTGTTGCTCTTGGAAATACAACTGGTACTGGACAATCATGGACAAACCTTTCAGGAACATGGTTTGCAAATGGGTCACAGGCACAAGCTAACGGTGATGCAAGAGCAATTATAAGAATGGTCGGAGCACACGGAACAGTACAAGCTGGAACAGTTTCTCCAGGTGTTGGATTAGTTTATTGGGCTACCGATTCTAATAATTTAGTCGCTTCTTATCCATATTATACAACTTCAACTTCAAATCAGTGTACTGGTTTTGCACACTGTGCTGGAACTTCGTGTACCCCAGCAAACTGTTGTGGTGCAGTTGTTGGACCAAACTGTGAAAGAGCATGTGAATGTTCAAATGGATGTTGGGCATATGGATACTCTTCAACTTCAACCTGTCCAGCTTGCTCTACAACATGTTCAGAACAATGTGGTGCTTCATCATTAGGAACAAGAGGAACATATACATACATGTATTGTTCTGCATTTCAGTCAGTTACAACAAATAGAACTTATGTAAGAACCGTAAAAACTGTTAATGGAAGCACATCTGTAGTTGACGACTATGAATTAAACAATTCAAGTGGTGCACCAAATGCTATTAATTCAATGAGAGCGGTAGCATCTTCTAATGGACAGGTTAGTTTGTATACTTGGACTTCTGCAAATTATGGTGGAACACAAATGACAACAAGAACCATTTCTCCAGGACCCAATGGTTACGGAACAGGGGTTGGCCTAATCAGAGCTGCCTACGGCAACTACTACTCTCAAGGCGCAACCGCTGATGATTTTTCATCTAGTGGATTTTAGTGTATAATAGTTGTATGGAAAATAACAGACCAGCAAGACCTTGGGATTTGTTCAATGCTGAAATAGGAAAAGTAAGTATTGAAGTTAAACAAAAAAGATTAGATATTTGTAAGTCATGTCCAGAATTTGTTAATTTAACATCTCAATGTAAAAAATGTGGGTGTATAATGAATCTTAAGACAAAACTTCCAAATGCATCATGCCCTATTGGTAAATGGGGAACAGAAGAGAAAGTAGGATAAAAATGACACAGGAAATAGGCGAAGACACTTCAGCCCCATCAGTTGCACAAACACCTCCAAAATCAATTGGATTTGTTATCGATGATGAAATTGTGGATGTTCTTTATACAGATGAAAGAATGTCAGCAATACTATTAAGCAATCCAATTATTATAGATTTATCAAATGTTATAACAAATGCGCCAGATACATCTACATACAGACCAACTATTGGTTGGACATACAATGCAGATCAAAATGCAGTTATAGGCATGGATGGCGAAAACAATCCAATTGTTTTAAATCTATCAAACTAAAGAGAGGTAAAAAATGGGGGAAAAAACAAAAATTGATTATGTATTTCTTTTTCCAGGAAAAAATTTTTCTATAAATTTTATCAACTCCTGGACAAATACAATGATATATTTATATGAAAACGGATATACCTTTGCTAGTGCTTTTAAGTATGCGCCAATAGTTCATGAAGTTAGAAACCAATTAGTAGCATCTAAAATACATTTTGAGGCAAAACAAACATCTAAAATATTTAATGATAGGACTAATAGCCAGATACCATTCTCTGGAGGTATTGAGGCAAAAAAGGTTATATTTATAGATAGCGATATTGTTTGGAACATAGAAGATCTAGAAAAAATATTACACACTGATAAAGACATTATGTGTGGTGCATATTTTCTTGAAAGTGGTCAAGATATGTGTATTGTAGATAAAGATGGATTATTTATGGATATGAGCAAAATAAAAGATAGGTCAGATATATTTGAAATCCTATCTGGAGGAATGGGGTTTGTATCTGTAAATTATGAAGTATTAGAAAAAATAGGATTTCCTTGGTTTAATACATTGTATCTTAAAGATGAAGAAAATGGGGTTCAGTTTGTTGGGGAAGACACTTTTTTCTTTTATAGAGCACAAGAAGAAGGGTTTAAAGTTTTTTGCGATCCAAGTATTAGGATTGGACACGAAAAATCAAGAACACTTATGTTGTTAGACTATGATCAGGCACATTAATGTTTAAAAAAGAACAAAGAGTAATTCGCTACGACTCTAGAGAAAAAAATCTACCACATTTTGATAAAGCTATTAATCATATTCCAAAATGGTGGAAAGATGGAAATGCCTATATTCCAGATCACGGTCCTTTTGAAAATAGGGCTATGAAGCTATGTGTTCCATTTTTAGAGGCAATTACATTTGGATATGTAATACCAACACCATGTGATATTATGGTTCAGGTAGTAGATAACAAAATTAAACTTTTATGGCCAGATATGCCTTTTAAAATAGACAAGAGAGATTCGTCTTGGAATCCTACTTTACCCGTACCGTCTGGACATTATCCAGATCAATATACTTGGGGGGCAAACACAGTAATAGAGTTACCTAAAGGTTATAGTGCGCTATATACACATCCGTTAAATCGGCATGACCTCCCTTTTACAACGCTGTCAGGGGTTGTTGACCTAGATATTACCCTTTCTTCTGGACAGTTACCGTTTTATTTAAAAAAGGGATTTGAAGGTTTGATTCCACAAGGAACTCCATTTGTTCAAATTCTACCTTTTAAAAGAGAAAATTGGATTTCAGAAACAGATAATACGCTGTATGATAAATCTATAGAGGCCAACAATAACTCTTTGTCTGTTTTAAGTGGATGGTATAAAAAAAATAGATGGCATAGAAAAACTTTTGAATAAGTTTTTTATTTACATAGTCTATAATCCTTAAGTTTATCTTGAGCTTTTTCTTTATAAAAGTTCTAACCTTTAAAATTTATGCTATACTTGGGAGTACTTTGCAAATCGCAAAGCTCTCATAATATTTTTACTTTGAAAGGTAGTTATTAAATGTCAGATGTTTTTTCGTTTCGTCTTCTAGAAGATTTTGTTAATAAGTATAAGGATGTTGAGCCTCCTTTTGGCTTTACCGACGCAGGTAGCAACTCTCTTGGAGAGATTACATTTATCCGTACTTATTCCCGTGTAAAAGAGGACGGTACAAAGGAACGCTGGTATGAAGTCTGTAAGCGTGTAATTGAAGGAATGTACTCAGTACAAAAGAACCATGCTAAGGAGAATAGACTACCTTGGAATGACAATAAGGCACAAAAGTCTGCACAAGAAGCTTTTCAAAGAATGTTTGAACTAAAGTGGACACCTCCAGGACGTGGTATGTGGGCATTTGGTACACCTATGACCATGGAGAAGCGTAACTCTGCTTCCCTTCAAAATTGTGCAATGGTATCTACTCGTGACATTGACCGTAATGATCCAGGGGCCCTATTTGCCTGGGTTATGGATGCTCTAATGCTTGGTATTGGGGTTGGCTTTGATACTCTTGGTCAGGATAAGCAGATGCCTATCTTTGCTCCTACAGAGCCAGTATCTATTTATGAAATTCCAGATACTCGTGAAGGATGGGTTGAGTCAGTTCGTCTTTTAATTAACTCTTTCTTAAGACAAAATCAGCCAATTCAAGAATTCAACTATGACCTTATCCGTCCGCTAGGAGCACCCATTAAGGGCTTTGGTGGCGTTGCAAGCGGTCCACAGCCATTGATTGACCTACATAACCAAATAAGAAAAGTTATCGGCTCTAGAGCTGGAGAGGTTCTAGATAGTCGTGCTATTGTAGACATTGTTAATCTTATTGGTACATGTGTTGTTTCTGGCAATGTTCGTCGTTCTGCAACACTTGCATTAGGAACACCTCAAGATGGATCATTTATTAATTTGAAGAATCCAGAAGTATTTCCAGAAAGAAATTCATATGATCCAAAAAATCCAGGTTGGGCGTGGATGAGTAACAACTCAATCGCTGCTGAGGTTGGAACAAAGTATGAAGACTATGTAGATTTAATTGCAGATAACGGAGAGCCAGGTTTTATTTGGCTAGATGTTGCTCGTAATTATGGCCGTCTTGCAGATGCTCCTGATTATAAGGATACTCGCATTATGGGCTTCAATCCTTGTGCGGAGCAGCCATTGGAATCATACGAACTTTGTACACTTGTAGAAGTGCACCTAAATCGTCATGAATCTAGGGAGGACTTCCTCAAGACATTGAAGTTTGCATACTTGTATGGAAAAACTGTAACTCTTATGCCAACACATTGGCCAGTAACAAATGGAATTATGCAACGCAATCGTCGTATTGGAACATCTCTAACAGGTATTGCTGCATTTGCTGATCAGCATGGCCTGCCAACAACTCGTGAGTGGATGGACGAAGGATATTCAACTATTCGCAAGTATGACCATCAGTATTCTGAATGGTTGTGTGTTCGTGAATCAGTTCGTGTAACAACAGTAAAGCCATCAGGATCAGTATCACTTCTTTCTGGAGCCACACCTGGAGTTCACTGGGGACCTGGTGGAGAGTTTTACCTTCGTGCTATTCGTTTTGGTAATCAAGATCCAATGCTACATCTTTTCAAAGCTGCAGGGTATAAGATTGAAGACGATCTAGTGTCAGCAAATACTTCAGTAGTCTATTTCCCAGTTGCATCAGGACATAAACGTTCTGAAAAGCAGGTAAGCCTATTTGAAAAGATTGGTCTGGCAGCAACTGCTCAGAAATATTGGTCAGATAATGGTGTTTCTGTAACTCTTTCATTTGATAAGGAAACAGAAAAGCAATTTGTTGCTCCAGCACTTAATCTTTATGAAGGTGAACTAAAGGCTGTTTCATTCCTTCCAATGGGTAATAAGACATACCCTCAACAGCCATATACAGAAATCTCACGAGAAGAGTATAATGCTTATGTTGGCACAATTGGCAAGATCGACTGGTCAGCCATTTATGACGGTAAGGATAATCTAGATGCAGAATCTGAAAAATACTGTTCGACAGACGCATGTGAGATTAAGCTATATTAATGGTTTAACAGTGTCCATTTTTAGAGCAATATGGTATACTTATGGTTATGAATAATGGTATAAATCCTTTTGTAAACCCAAAAACTGGCGAACCAATTGTCAAAAATGTTCGTCGTCAGGTAATTGAAAAGAAATACAATTGGGGGCTTTATGTTTATAAAAAGTCCAATGGTAAGTGGTTTACAGACGGAGAAGGAAATGTTTTAAATATTCCCGCATCTCGTGGAGATATTTCTAAGATTGCAGAACTAAAACAAGCAGCTCAGTATTATGGTGACGATGGTCAAGGTGATGCAGTCTTTGTTCCAGGTCTTACAAGAATTACAGAAGAAGAGCACACAGAGCAAATGGATAGATTTAAGCAAGGACTTATTCCTTCCATGAATGACCTTGGCGCTATTCACGCTGCACAGCAAACATTAAAAACCCACGGAAGGGATGCTTACGAAAGTGAGTGAATTTGAATTTATTCAAGCTAGTTTAAATACACAACCAGAAAGAGAAAACTCCTTTGCATCGCATGATCCATTTAGCAAATCTTGGGATGATTTAAAATCTTTATCTGGAATCGATAATAATTTTAAGAGAAGAGCAGCAAGAAATTTAAATAAGAATGTTGCAACAGAAGATCCAAGATATTTAGATGCTGCTAATGCAACTCCATATGGACAAGACTCTGGATCAAAAGCTATTAATCCTGGAACGGTATATAGAAATGGATATGGTTTATTTGATGTTATAACTCCCCCTTATAACATGTATGAACTAGCAAACTTCTACGATACAAATTTTGCTAACCATGCTGCTATTGATGCAAAGGTAGAAAATGTTGTTGGTCTTGGATACCGCTTTGATATTACAGATAGAACAATGCTTAGCTTTGAGCTTGCAGATGATCAAGAAAAAGTTGGTCGTGCAAGAAACAGAATTGAAAGAGCAAAGATTGAATTGCGTGATTGGCTTGAATCATTAAACGATGATGACTCATTCACAACAATTATGGAAAAGGTCTACACAGACCTACAGGCGACTGGTAATGGGTTTATTGAGGTAGGACGTACAGTGTCTGGTGAAATAGGCTATATCGGTCATATACCAGCTACAACAGTGCGTGTGCGAAGACTGCGTGATGGATACCTTCAAATTATTGGACAAAAGATTGTTTACTTCAGAAACTTTGGCGGTAAGAATCCAAATCCAGTAACAGCAGATCCACGCCCTAATGAGATTATTCATTTAAAGCAATACTCTCCACTAAACACATTCTATGGAATTCCAGATATTCTTGCAGCAATGCCTTCTCTAATTGGAGATCAGCTTGCCTCTCAATACAATATTGACTACTTTGAGAATAAAGCAGTTCCAAGATATGTTATTACAGTAAAGGGTGCAAAGCTTTCCGCAGATGCAGAAGACAAGATGTTTAGATTCTTGCAGACAGGACTAAAGTCTCAGTCACACAGAACCCTATACATCCCACTTCCTGGCGATACTGATAATAATAAAGTTGAGTTTAAGATGGAGCCAATTGAAAACGGTATTCAAGATGGCTCATTTAAAGAGTATCGTAAGCAAAACCGTGATGATATTTTAATTGCTCATCAGGTTCCAATTTCTAAGTTAGGTGGAGCAGACTCTGCTGCCATTGCTGCTGCGCTAGCACAAGATCGTACATTTAAAGAGCAGGTATCTCGCCCAGCACAAAAATACTTAGAGAAGATTGTAAACAAGATTATTAAAGAAAAGACTGATATTTTAGAGCTTAAGTTTAATGAGCTTACTCTCACAGATGAAATTGCTCAGTCTCAGATTATTGAAAGATATGTTAAGACTCAGGTAATTACTCCTAATGAGGCCCGTGAAATGCTAGATATGCCACAAAGATCAGACGGAGATGAGCCATTTATAATGTCTCCAAGACAGGCAACTGATGCTAGGGCAAACTTGGCGGGTAACCGTGAAAGAGATGCTCAGAGAACAAATAACAACTCAGATTCTTCATCCACAGTTTCTGGCCGTAATCCACAGGGAGAGGGCCGTTCATCCACATAATATCCACAAGTATTATAAAGGAATGATATAATTAATCTGCCATGATTATAAATAAAGCACATTGGACTACAGATGGTGACAACCTTCGCTTCTCTATGCCTATTGGAAAGGTTGATCAGGAGCGCAGAATCGTTTCTGGTTTTGCTACCCTAGACAACGTTGATAAGCAAAATGATATTGTTACAACAGAAGCAAGCATAGAAGCCTTCAAAAAGTTCCGTGGTAATTTAAGAGAAATGCATCAGCCAACAGCAGTTGGTAAAGTAGTTTCATTTAAAGAAGATAGATACTTCGATCCAAACACAAAGAAATTTTATTCTGGAGTATATGTATCTGCATATATCTCAAAGGGTGCACAAGACACTTGGGAAAAGGTTTTGGACGGAACGCTAACAGGTTTTTCTATTGGCGGTAACGTAAAGAAGTTTGATGATGAATATGATGAATCACTTGATAAAGCAATTCGTGTAATTAAAGAATATGATCTATTTGAGTTATCCCTAGTAGATAATCCTGCAAATCAATTTGCAAATGTTATCTCAATTGAAAAGGGAGAGCTTGGTGGATTGCTTGCAAAAGCAGTAGTAGATAATGTTTATTGGTGCAATACAGATGATATCGTAAGACTTTCAAAAGATTCTGATGAAAGCTGTCCATCATGTAGTTCCCAAATGAAGAATATTGGATTTGTTGAAGAAGGCGATGACAATATTGAAACAGTTAAGTTCTTAGTTGATAGTGCAAAAGGCATTAGGACAATTAAGATTACAAAGGAGGAAAATCCTATGACAGAAGAAACAACAGTTGTTGTTGATGCACCAGTTGCAGATGCAGCAGAAGTAGTTGAAAATGTTGAGGTTGCTCCAGAGGCTCCAGCAGAAGCTGCGGTAGATGCTCCAGCAGAGGAAGCAACTGCAGAAGAGCCAGCAGCGGAAGTAGCTCCAGAAGCTACTGAAGATGTTGCAGAAAAGTCAGTAGATGCAGCAGTTGATGCAACAGAAGGAATTGCAAAAGCAGTTTCAGATATCAACGATGCAGTTACTAATGCCTTGAGCAATCTAGCAGAAACAGTTAAGTCACTTCAGGCTAACGTTGATGCAATCACAAAGTCCCTTGAAACAGTTACAGGTGAAGTAAAGTCTGTAGCAAATGAGGTAAGCCAAGTAAAGGGTTCTTTTAATGAGTTTGGAAAGAGAGTGGATGCAGTAGAGCAAGACACAGCTTTCCGCAAGTCTGGCGATCTAGGCGAGATCGTGCAGGAGCCTGTTCAGCAGGTTCAAAAATCCCTATGGGGCGGACGTTTCCTCAAAACAGCCGACCTATTCAACTAACATAAAATCACTAGGAGGTGAACAATATGTCGGAACAAGAAATCGTAAAGAATTATCCAGGAACAACTGAGGCTCACAATCACGACGGACAGGGTGCATTTGCATCTGGCGCTGTTGGATCTGCGACTACAACAGGTCCTGATGGTAATCTTTCTCCAGCGGCTTCACTCGGTAACATTGCTACAGCAAACTTTGGTGTAACAACTGGTGCAAATGCAGTGAACCCAACTGGTACACCTGGTGGAATTCTAGCACCAGAGCAAGCTCGCCGCTTCATCGACTACGTGTGGGATGCAACAGTTCTCGCCAAAGATGGTCGTAGAGTTACAATGCGAGCAAACACCATGGAAATCGAAAAGGTTAACGTTGGTGAGCGTGTAATCCGTGCAGCAGCACAAGCTGATGCAACTTACACAAATGCAGGCGCAACATTTACAAAGGTAGAACTTACAACCAAGAAGATTCGTCTTGATTGGGAAGTTTCAACTGAGTCTCTAGAAGACAATATTGAAGGAGGTGCTCTTGAAGACCATCTAGTTCGTTTGATGACAAATGCATTCGCAAATGACATTGAAGATCTAGCCATTAATGGTGATGGTTCAACAGGTAGCTTCCTTTCAATCATGGAAGGTTTCGTACACAAGGTCACAGACGGTTCAGATGCTCACGAAGCAATCGTAACCGTAGCTGATGATGCGTGGACACCAGCCGTAATGCAGGATATCATCCTTGCAATGCCACGTAAGTACCGTGCAATTAAGAGCAATCTTAAGTTCTACGCAGGTACAGACGCATTCCAGGGTATCGTTACAAACAACGGTACACTTGCTGACGCAGTAGCAGAAGCAATTGCTGGAATGACTCCTGGCAGCACACAGGCTAACCGTCAGAACTATCTAGACGGTGTTGGTCAGACACTTGGTGGAGCACGTACAACACGTGTTCTCGGTGTCGATGTTATGGAAGTACCTTACTACCCAGCAGATTATGTCGACTTGACATTCCCTGCAAACCGTGTATGGGGCTTCCAGCGTGATATCACAGTAAATCGTGAATACAAGCCAAAGAAGGATACAATTGAGTACACAGTATTCGTCCGCTTTGGTCTACAATGGGAAGAGCTTGATGCAGTTGCTTACGCAGATGCAGCAGCAGAGTCCTAAAAATTAAATAAGCAGGACCGAAAAGGAGGGTAGCGTAAAAACTACCCTCCTTATTCACATTCTGATATAATAGCAGTGGAGGAAACAATGTCAGTAGAATTAGTAGAAGATTTAAAAAAGAAGACAGTGCCACAATTAAAGGCATACGCAAAGAAAAATAATATAGATTTATTTGGAGTAAATACAAAAGTAGAAATATTAGAAGTAATATTTTCATTTATTCCAAGACCAGAACAGATTGAAGCAATGAAGAAAAAGGATCAGCCAGTAGAGAAGGTTGCTCTTTATTCAGCAAAAAATCTTCATTGGAATGGTGTGGGGGATCTCGAAAGAGGCTATAACATAGTGTCTAAGGAGGATTCCGAAAAATGGTTAGTTCGTCAAGATGTTAGAATAGCATCTCCTGACGAAGTATCAAAATTTTACGGTAAAAAGAAGAAATGAACATACTAAGACTTCCACCCTATCCGTTATCAGTAACATACTCTGTGCCAGCAGCGTCTACAGACTATGTTATTCTTATTAAAGACTCAGATAGAGATATTACTCGTGTTGAAGAAGTAGTTGAATCTTCAAACGCTTCTAAGGTAGTTTTTGAGCTACCTGCGTATTTTTCCAAGTATGATGAGTCATACCAGATAGAAATTTATGAAGCAGTCTACACTTCTGGAGTAACAGATCCAGAGTTAGGCGATATTGTTGTTGAAGATAATCTTAATATTGAACGACCATATGTTGATCCAAAAACGCTTGGAACAACTGCAACAGAAATAGCAGAATATGAAGGCTATGAGTCTCTTGCACGAGCAATAATTGATTCTGTGGTCGGTGGATTTTATTATGAAACATCATACATTGAAACTGTTGGACAAGGAACAGACTACATTCCTTTATGGGAAAAGCCATACAAGATTTTAAAGGCATACGAAAATGCAGAGCTTGTATACGATGTAGACAATGCAGATGGTCCAGCTCTAGGTGACTGGAATTATATTATTACAAAAGATAAAACTGCAATAACAAAAGATCCTGTTGCAGCAGTAGATGCAATGAATAGGTCAGAGAGAAAGCCAGCACAAATGTCTTTGGCTGCCTCAGATTCTGTTTTTATGTTTGACACTGAGGACAGTGGAAATACGCTTACTGTTCAGCCAGGAGTAGTATTCCCTCAAGGCGTAGATTATATTTTCTTGCTAGAAACAGGGTACAAGGTAGTTCCAATTGATATTCAAGATGCAACCATGATGCTAATTAATGACATTAAGTGTGGAAAGCTTGACTATTACAAGAGATATGTAACAAGTTATTCAACAGACCAATATCGTATTCAGTTTGAAAAGGGTATGTTTGAAGGAACTGGAAATCTTTTAGTAGATAAGATTCTAGATAGGTATACAACAAATATTGGTAAGCCAGGAGTTCTATAATGGAACTCGTCTGCTCAACTACAGATTTCTTATATCCTTTAAAAGCGGATGTTTACTATCCAATTGTTGAGCAGGGCGCATATGGAAATCTTTCAAAGAAGTGGGTTCTTGATAGAACTATAGAGTGTAGCTTCGCACCCGCTGGCTCGGCATCTGCTGAAGAAGTAAAGCCAAATGCAAAAATTAATATTGATGTAAGCCTTCTCGGCAGAACACGAAATGACCTTAGAGTTACATCTAGGGAATCAAGAGAGTCTATTACTAATGTTATTATAACTAATATAAGAACTCACGGAGAAGTTCCAGTGTATCTAGAGACTGCTGGCCCAAGATCTGGAAGATCTACAATTTTTGAAATAGCATCAAATGAGCCAATAGTTGGTCCGTTTGGCGATATTGAATTTTATAAGCTAGTGGTCCGTAGATCAGAAAATCAGGCATCAGACCTATGATAACAGTTAGAATGAATCAAACAAGCCTGATAAAAGATTTAAACAATATTGTTGAATATTCAATGGGCTTTTTGGATGGAGTTCAAAAAGGTAAAAGACTTTTTTTAAATGCTCTTGGTTCTAGTGTAAGAGAAATGCTTGAGATTTTTATTGATTCAAACGCTAGGTCAAATCCACAAGCTTTGCACCACGTATATGAGTGGTACAAGGTTGGTAGCCCAGATGCAAGATTGTTTGATATTAAATACACAGTAAGCAATGTTGGACTATCTTTTTATTCATCTTTTAGACAATCAAACACAATCAAAGATGGATCTTCTTCACCATTTTATAATAAAGCCAAAATAATGGAAGATGGAGTGCCAGTCGTAATACGACCAAAAATTGCTAACGTTCTTGTTTTTGAAGATGATGGAGAAACTGTTTTTACCAAAGGTCCTGTGGAAGTATTAAACCCAGGAGGAACTCAAGTACAAGGGTCATTTGAAAATATTGTTAATACATTTTTTACTAGATATTTTACACAAGCATTTTTAAAATCAAGCGGTGTAGATAGATATCTTAGTAATCCAGAAGTATATAAAAAGAATCTGTCAAAGGGAAAGTACGCTGGCAGATCTGTAGGGGTATCAACAGGATACTCATGGATAGCAAATGCAGGAGTTAAAATATAATGGCAAACAATACAACACTAAATACACCAGTCCTATGGATAAACAAATATTTACAAAGTAAGCTTGGTCAAAAGGTTGGAATTATCAGAGAAGATGGAAGTATTGAGCCAATAGGAATTCCATTTTTCCCAACCATGCCATCAACCATTGACTCTTTAACGGAACAATGGATAACTGTTACTTCAGAAAGCAACCCCCTAACATTAGAAAGATATCCATACGCTGGGGTTATGGCGACTTGGGATCGTATGTTTAAAATGAATAGATCAAGCTTTCCTCATATAAAATGTGAGCAAATTCTTTATTATTTTTATGCAACACAAGAAAATGCGATGTTGACAATGATAAAAACTCAAGAGGAGATTTTTAGACTTTTAGATCGTGGAGACGAATCTGCAGAAGAGATTAATAATTGGTGCTCAAATCGTAGGATAGATTTGGGCGGTACAGAGGGACCAGTAGACAATATGTTCTTTTTCCATGATTTTAAGGTATATCAGCTAGAAGAAACAAGAGATATTATTGACTTTGGAACAGCTAGGACGTATGCTGGAAATAAGATTATTATTGATTTCGACTACCATCAAATGCCTGAGTTAACAAATGCTGACTGGGCCCCAGAGCCAAGGCTAACTGGCAACGATAAAATTACTATATAAAAATCTGTTATACTTATGGTGAGGAAACCCGCCAAAAACTTAATAAACACTTATTGAAAGTAGAGGTGAAAATATGGCATATAGTCGT